CTCCCACACGGGAGCACATATATGGTTAAGCACCATATAGCTATTTTGGCCTCCGACTTACCAACGAGGATCATATGCCTCTCCGAGTATATCTCCCTAAAAGCGAGGAATCGTACGTTACAAAGACCTTAAAACGCCGGACAACCGGCGGATGCGTTGATTCTGGTGGTTCAACCACCCAGTCAACTGATCAGGTCCTCACGTACTACAAAGATTCCTATGCCGTAGGGTGGGATACGCCAGGATGGCGGAAGATCCGGAACGCGGGGGGTTTGTTACCCTTCTCGAAGTGGTTGAAGGTTGCCAGCTTTGGTTTCTCCACGGAAGGAGAGCGAAGCTGGTGCCCAAACCCTTCGGCAACGCGCTACTGGTACGAGAACTTTCATGCACATCTACCGGAGCTGCGTGCCCTTGCGGGCGACGCGGATGCTTTGGTGGACATGATGGGAGAACCGGACCTACTGTACCTAGTACAGAAAGCCGCCGCTGCGATTAGCAGTGCGGGCTTTGACGCGTTGACGTTCCTCGTCGAGCTGAAACAACTGCGCCGGATGTTATCCGGTGTAGGCGAGAAACTCGAGTCCCTTACGAGGGGCAAGAGCCCGGGCCAGATTCACAATCTTTGGCTCGAGGGTCGCTATGGGTGGCGCACGTTGCGCTACGACATAGATGACTTTGTCGAAGTTCTTAGCGAGACGAACGATGGTCGCAAGCGCTGGCGAGCTTCTAAGGGTTTAGAATACTCTGGAAGTACCAGCTCTTACAGTGAAACCACTAGTTCTGGCATCATAGGTGGACACAGTTCAGATTATTCTTGGACTGTGAATGCCCGTGGTACTGTAATTGGTGATATAGCTGTTCCTGACTTTCAATTCAACCCCTTGGTTACAGCTTGGGAGGTCACAAGACTCTCCTTCGTGTTGGACTGGTTGTTGAATGTCGGTCAGGCGCTTGAAGCGACTACGTTTCTTCTTTTAGCAAAGGGCCACGTGAGTGGGGGGGGCTTTCAGGCCGACATCGACCTGGAGCGTTCCTCCCAACTAGTGGGTACAACCGGCGATACCGTTTGCCACGGCTTTCAAGCCAAGGCCAATGCGTTCGTCACCCTCGTTAAGAGAGATCCTGTTGACATTGGTAGGTTACCTCACCTCAAACTGCGTCTAGACGAATGGAAGGTCGTTGACCTCCTCAGTTTGGTTCTGCAGCGTATTGTTTAATAAACTACAGGAGATGATAATGGGAGCACTAGCTGCCACATTCACGGAGTTCTCCGATAATGGAAACTCCAGGACTTACACGACGACTGGATCTTCGGCTGTGAAGCCGAAATTGGTGATCCAGAAGCGGTCTGTCCCATCGGGTAACCAAGTCATGGCTGAATTCTCAGCAACCGTCGTTCAGGCGGTTGAGGATTCGGATGGCGCGGTTATGCCACAGAAAGTCAGCATGGGTGCATCAGTACGTTACCCAGTCATCGGCAGTGACCCAACCGACCTCGCGTCGGTCCAGGCTGCTGCCTTGGCTTTGCTGCGTGATATCGTCCAGAGTGACGAATTCGCAGCTTCGGTAACTGATCAGACCTGGACGGAGTGATCCCCGTCTTTCTAGGTTGATCGCCCTCGGCGAACGCTGAGGGGTACTTTCTGTACTCATTGGGAGGATTCTCTATGGAACCTTCAGACATAGTGTATGACATATGTCGACACTACGTTGCTGATTCTGCTGTAATCTTGGGGGAGCCTTTAACAGCTCAAATCCAAGGTTACCTTCGATCGAGGAGCGTCCGCTCCTTGGTTGAAGTTAGTCGTCTCTTTGCCCCCGACTATCATGGGCATGGGGTCCTACGCGTTCTTCTGCAAGTGGAAGCCTTCTTCAAGAAGTGCGACCTGTTCTCGGACGAGAACTGCGAGTTAGTGGCTAAGAATGCTTTCCTCGAAAGTGAGGAGGTGTGCAAGGCCACGAACGAGCGCTTACAGTTACACTTTGACCGCGACCCGAGTGATTGGGTTGTGCAAAGAGTGGAAAAGATGACCGGCTTGATCGCCGAGACTCTTGGATCGTTTAGGGACTTTCTAGATGAGTTACCTCATTTGGTTAGATCGACTAATGGCGCTACTACTACCCATCCACGACGGATGAGCGGAGGAGTGTTGAGGCTTAAAAGGACTATGTATGCCACCGCGAGGTCGCATGCGTACCTAAAAGCTTTGAGCACACTCTGGGGTTACACCATTAACTTCAGGGAAATTCGCCATAACCGAGTGGAATTCGTGCCTAAGAACTGGAAAACGCACAGAGCGATAGCGTGTGAGCCAGAGGGCAATCTTGCCCTTCAACTTGCATTCGACTCGTACTGTAAGCGCAAGCTCCGGAGTCGACTTCGTGTCGATCTTGGAGACCAGTCTCGAAATCAGCGTTTAGCTTTGAGATCTTCAGTAGACGGTGCTTTATGCACTGTTGACCTGAAGGCCGCTAGCGATCGGCTCGCGAGGGAAGTCGTCACGCTCCTCTTTCCAGAGGAGTGGCGGCGATTCTTTAGCGATACCCGATCGCCGGCGTGGAAGAGTGATGACGGGACATTGGTGCCCTATCACAAACTCTCCTCGATGGGGAACGGTTATACGTTTACCATCGAAACGCTGGTCTTTGCTGCACTTTGCAAATCCTTAGGTAGTCGGCGGTACTCTGTTTACGGTGATGATATCATCATCGAGACGGAGCTTTACGGCGATCTAGTGGAAATGTTAAGTTATTTGGGTTTCGAAGTCAACGAGGAAAAGAGCCATGTGGCGCTTCCAAACGCTGTTGCCCTTGCTCCAAGTCCTGAACGCGGGTTTGGTGTTCTGCTCGAGTCTGTTCAAGCTGCTCTCCGAACGGAGAGCGGCGAGGAAGACGAAGGACAGTCCATCAGATCCCAAGTCGGGGCCGAAGGTAAGAAAGCAGCAGTTTCAGAAATAGCGTCGTGGCTCACCGGAGTCGTCACCTCTACCTCTCAGGACGCACCTGCAGAAACTTACGGTTGCTACCGTGAGTCATGTGGGATACATGCCTGGGGCGGATATGTGATAACACCGTTATATCTCACGTCAATCCGAACACGTCGGGATATGAACCTCCTTATGAATAACATCATGAGCTTCGGGACGCCGGGTGGACAACTGTGGGAGTATGCGATCGGACTCATCCGACGCTTTAACCTCTCCTTTGGTCCTCCGGTTCTGGACAGGGGTGCGTATGTCTTCATTGACGTTCACACCTCCTACAGACTAAAACTCATACGCTCTACCAAGAGACACGGGCCATGGCAACCGTGCGTGAAGGCCTTGAAACCAAGGTCCGAAACGCGTAGGTGCTTTGACTCGCGGGCATTGTTCTTGTGGTTCTTACACCGCAAGGATAAGCCGTATGAGGCTAGTAGGCACTCACTGGGACTCGTGAAATCTAAGTCCAAGTGGGTGAGATATCGGCCAGTGATGGCTGATCTCACGGGCGGGTCCGTCTACCTTCACTGGTGGACGGAACTCCTCGGCCGGGCGCGAGCCCTGCCGGGAGACCCAAGAGGAACATGACGTTCCCGCCAAACTGCTGCCTAGCAGTTTGGCCCCCGGGTAACCAAGTCATGGCTGAATTCTCAGCAAC